CAGCTGCCGCCACGTGGGGCCTGGAAGACCTGGGTCATCATGGGCGGACGCGGGGCGGGCAAGACGCGGGCGGGGTCGGAATGGGTGCGCGCACAGGTCGAGGGGGCGGGGCCGGGCGATCCGGGGCGCGCCAAGCGGGTGGCGCTGGTGGGCGAGACGATCGACCAGGTGCGCGACGTGATGGTGCTGGGGGAAAGCGGGATCATCGCCTGCTCACCCCCCGACCGGAGGCCGGAGTGGCAGGCGTCGAAGAACCAGCTTCTGTGGCCGAACGGGGCGATGGCGCAGGTGTTTTCGGCGCATGAGCCCGAGGCGATGCGGGGACCGCAATTCGATGCGGCCTGGGCGGACGAGTTGGGCAAGTGGAAAAAGGGGTCGGATGCCTGGGACCAGTTGCAATTCGCGCTGCGGCTGGGGCGGAACCCGCAGGCGGTGGTGACGACGACTCCGCGCAACGTGGGGGTTCTGAAGGCGATCCTGAAGAACCCGTCCTCGGTGATCACCCATGCGCCGACCGAGGCGAACCGGGCCTATCTGGCGGAGAGCTTCCTGGCCGAGGTGCAGGCCCGCTATGGCGGCACGCGGTTCGGGCGGCAGGAGCTGGAGGGGCTGCTGGTCGAGGAGGAGGACGGGGCGCTGTGGACATCGGCGATGCTGGAGGCGGCGCGGGTCGATGTGGTGCCGGTCTTCAACCGGGTGGTGGTGGCGGTGGACCCGCCGGTCACGTCGATGAAGTCGAGCGATGAGTGCGGGATCGTGGTCGTCGGGGCCGATACGCGCGGGGAGCCGAAGGATTGGCGCGCGGTGGTTCTGGAGGATGCCTCGGTCAAAGGGGCGACTCCGGAGGGCTGGGCGCGGGCGGCGCTGGCGGCGATGGAGCGGCACGGCGCGGATCGGCTGGTGGCGGAAGTCAACCAGGGCGGTGATCTGGTGGAGCAGCTGGTGCGAATGGTGGACCCTCTGGTCCCGTTTCGGGCGGTGCATGCGACGCGGTCGAAGATGCTGCGGGCGGAACCGGTGGCAGCCCTCTACGAGCAGGGGCGAGTGGCCCATGTCCGGGGGCTGGGCGCGCTGGAAGAGCAGATGGGCAGGATGACGGCAGCGGGCTGGCAGGGGTCGGCCTCGCCCGATCGGCTGGACGCGCTGGTCTGGGCACTGACCGACCTTCTTCTGGTGCCGTTGCACGGCGGCCGACCCAGCGTTCGGTCGATTTAGCAGATTTTCGGACCCATCGGGTCATATGGCCGGGCGCTTCAGGCAGCCCGGGGCTGGGCAGGCATGGCCTGAAGCATGAGGGAGCGCGAGATGGTGTTCGATTTTCTGCGGAAAGCGCCGGTAGAGGCGGTTCCGGACCGCAAGGCCAGCGCGGTGGGCCGGGTGATCGCCTGGGGCAACGCGGGCCGCGTGGCCTGGAGTCCGAGGGACACGGCCAGCCTGACGCGGACGGGGTTCCAGGGGAACCCGGTCGGGTTCCGCGTGGTGCGGCTGATCGCCGAGGCGGCGGCGGCGCTGCCCTTGGTGTGCCAGACGCCTGAGCAGCGGTTCGACACGCATCCGGTGCTGGGGCTGATCAGCCGGCCGAACGGCGCTCAGGGCCGGGCGGAGTTTTTGGAGGCGGTCTATGGCTATCTGCTGCTGGCCGGGAATGCCTATGTCGAGGCGGTGCCGGGTGTCAGCGCAGTGCCGGGCGAGCTGCATGTGCTGCGGTCGGACCGGATGAACCTGGTGCCGGGGGCGGATGGCTGGCCGGTGGCCTATGACTACACCGTCAGCGGGCGCACGCACCGCTATGACGTGACGGGCGAGATGAGTCCGATCTGCCACCTGAAGACCTTCCACCCGCAGGACGACCACTACGGTTTCTCGCCGATGCAGGCGGCGGCGCTGGCGGTGGATGTCCACAACTCGGCCTCCAGCTGGTCGAAGGCGCTGCTGGACAATGCGGCCCGGCCTTCGGGGGCGATCGTCTACAAGGGCGCGGACGGGGCGGCAAGCCTGTCGTCGGATCAGTATGACCGGCTGGTGAGCGAAATGGAGGCGCACCATCAGGGGGCCCGCAATGCGGGGCGGCCGATGCTGCTGGAGGGTGGGCTGGACTGGAAGCCGATGGGGTTCTCGCCTTCGGACATGGAGTTCCAGAAGACCAAGGAGGCGGCGGCGCGAGAGATCGCGATTGCCTTTGGTGTGCCGCCGATGCTGCTGGGGATCCCCGGCGACGCGACCTATTCCAACTATCAGGAGGCGAACCGGGCCTTCTACCGGCTGACCGTGCTGCCGCTGGCGACGAAGGTGATGGCGGACCTCGCACACTGGCTGTCGCGCTTTGCGGGTGAGGCGGTTGAACTGAAGCCCGACCTGGATCAGGTGCCCGCGCTGGCGGGTGAACGTGACCAGCAATGGGCGCGGGTGGCGGCGGCGGATTTCCTGAGCGTGTCGGAGAAGCGGATGCTGCTGGGTCTGCCGAAGCTGGCGGAGGAGGAATGACGGCGCGGCGCTCCGACGGGGGGTCGCGGTTCCTTTACGACAGTTTTGATGCCGCCGCCGCGCGGATCGAGGCAAACGAGCGTGTGGCAGATGAGCGCTGGGCGGGGCTGGAATATCGCCTTGGGCTGATCGAAGCGACGCTGGAGCGGTTGGAGAAGCGGATCTGGGTCAGCGTCTATGGTGTGGCGGCGTTCCTGTTGGCGCAGATGGCCGAGACGGTCATCCAGGCAGCGATGAGGTGAGGCGATGAGGGAAGAATACGGAGCGCCCGAGCGCAAGTTCCACCAACCCGACAAGGGTTTGGTGGTGAGCGAAGGCCATGTGGTCGAAGGCTATGCCTCGCTGTTCGGCAAGACCGACCATGGCGGCGACATCGTGCAGAAGGGCGCCTATGCGGCCAGCCTGAAGCGGTTGGCGGGGCGCGGGGCCCGCGTCAAGATGCTGTGGCAGCATGACCCGGGCCAGCCCATCGGCGTCTGGGACGAAGTGCGCGAGGACGCGACCGGCCTTTGGGTCAAAGGGCGCATCCTGACCGAAGTGGAGCGGGGCCGCGAGGTGGCGGCGCTGCTGGCGGCGGGGGCCATCGACGGTTTGTCGATCGGCTACCGGACGGTCAAGGCGGAACGCGACGGCAAGGGCAAGCGCCTGTTGTCGGAGCTGGAGCTTTGGGAGGTTTCCTTGGTGACGTTCCCGATGCTTCCCGAGGCGCGGGTCGCGGCCAAGGCGGATGTCCTGGACGATGACTGGCGCGACATGGCGGCGGTCTTCGAGGACGCGCGCCGCAGTCTGGCCGGGCGATAGCGCGGCGTCCCACTGACAAGAAAAGGACTGACAAGATGACCGAGACCAAGTCTCGGACCGGGGAAGATCTGTCCCCGGTCCACTCTCCGGCTGCGGAGGCGAAGGCCGCCATGGCAGGTTTCCTGAAAGAATTCAGCACCTTTCAGGACGAAGTGAAATCCACGCTGAAACATCAGGAAGAGCGACTGACCATGCTGAACGCAAAGACGATGTCCTATGGCCGCCCGGCGCTTTCGGCCCGCGCGGAGGTTGAGGCCCCGCACCAGAAGGCGTTCAACGCCTATCTGCGGTCGGGCGATGACGATGGCCTGCGCGGCCTGACCCTGGAAGGCAAGGCGATGTCGACCGCCGTGGCGGCCGACGGTGGCTATCTGGTTGATCCGCAGACTTCGGAGCGCATCCAGTCGCTTCTTTTGTCCACCTCGTCGCTGCGGTCGGTGGCGAATGTCGTGCAGGTCGAGGCGACCTCGTTCGACGTGATCGTGGACCGGTCCGAGGTTGGTTCGGGCTGGGCGACCGAAACCGCCGCGACCACCGAGACCGCGACACCGGTGATCGAGCGCATCTCGATCAAGCTGCACGAGCTGGCAGCGATGCCCAAGGCTTCGCAGCGCTTGCTGGACGACAGCGCCTTCGACGTCGAGGGTTGGCTGGCCGAGAAGATCGCCACCCGCTTCGTGCGGGCCGAAGCTGCGGCGTTCATCAATGGCGACGGCGTGGACAAGCCGAAGGGCATCCTGCTGCCGACCAAGGTCGCGGATGCGTCCTGGACCTGGGGCAACATCGGCTATGTTCCCACCGGTGCTGCGGCGGACTTCGCGACCA